CTCTTGCTTCAATAAAGGCATCCCATTCAGGAGAAGTTTCACCTTTTCCTAAAGCAATTAAATATAATGTTGTTGCTTTTCCCTCACCTAAATTTGCTATTCTCTCTGAAGTGGATAAATCTACCAGTGCCTTCGTATCACATTTCTGGCCATGAAAAACGAATTTACTCTCAATCCATTTTTTACCATCCCATTCAGGATCAACCACCATAGCAGGATCTATTTCGGTAACATTGGCAGGAAGTCTTTTGCCAATTTTCGTGATCTCTTTTCTCCCACCCCCATTCTCTTCAAAATAAACAGTTCCCCGCAAATCAGTCCGCAGAGACCATTTTTCCGAATTAAAGACCGCAATTTTACCGGCTTTTTCTTTAGGAGGTTGAATGAATGTAGCATGTGCCGGGAGCAAATATACATTTCTTCTCTGAAGTTTACTCTCTTCGGGATCTAAAGATGCCATTCGTTCACTTAATAATTCCCCGGTATCGCTATCATAATTATAAACGTGTTTCATAATTTTTCTCCCTTATTGATATCTGATAATCCACATTGCACTAAAGTTTTTCATTCTTGTTTCATTACCACCTGCCGCTGAAGTTGTCGCCCCCCAACCAAATGAGCTACCAGAACCGCCAGTTCTGTAGCCAGGTTTATTGCCTAAATACCCAAGTGAACTCGTTGTAATAGGTGGTCCATGCACGTGCGAATAATACATATCATTCTGCATTGATCCCGGTGAATCACCAACCGCGCCCCCGGCTCTATCAGCATACCGGGAAAGCCGATCAGGGTCTCGACCGATTCCATGATCGTATCCACGTGGCACCCGGCCTCTGAAGTCCGGTAAGTAAAAACTGCCACCTGACTCCCCAAAAACTGAACCAATTGATCGGGTATACCCGCTATAAAGAGCAGCATAAGTGGTTTTACTTATCAAAGCGCCATTACACTCAAGATAATTTGCAGGTGCAGAGGTTCCTGAAACATAAAGTGTAATATGGCCAATGCTCTCATTTGCTGATGTATGAATAGTCGGCTCATCATTATTTATGGCCGAATGCAAAATGGATGCTTCAGTGAAATGTTTATCTGCTTCATCGTCATATAATAGTGAGTGTGCCTGACCAGCGCCGCCTAAACATAGTGCAACAATACCGGATGTTGATCCCACTTTCCATAACAATCTGCCAAGGGGCATCGTTGTTTGTGCTATTCCATACTCACCCGCTACAGAACCTGATAAATAAATGATACTTCCCGCGACTGCAGTTGTAAGACCGGAAGCATTAAGGTACATCAAACCACCGGTTATGACTCTGCCGTTTGAAATATCAGCGATTCCTGTTGGTGGATTAGGGGCCATTACTTTTTCATATCGCAAATTCCCGTTGATCCAAGCCACCGCATCACCATTGGCGACACTCCCTTCAAAGCTTGCTGTGATATCGTTATTTTGCCCTGAAAAACTTTTTTCGCCAGGGACGACAAAAATAGCGTTTAAATCGAGAGTATCTTTTATCTGTGCCGAGCGATTGCCTAATTCGACATTCGGTCGATTTGCAACACCGCCAGCGCCACCCAGGACTGCATCAGTGGTTTCAATTTGATAAATACCCGGTTCCCATTGTGGAGTTTCTGTATTATCAGACATAATTACCTCTTAATTCTGCATTATTTATAATAAATTTAATTGATGTTGTTGCTGCAAATTCCCATTCTTTGCATTGAAAGATAGAGACGCTCCATACACCTTCGATAATAATATCTGGTTCTTTCGGTATTGATGGACTCTGCAAGCGCCGGGCAAAAAGAACTTCATCTCCTGAATACAAACCAAATTCGGAAATATCCATTCCATTTCCATCCCCGGTATCCATTGAAATTTTATATTCGACAACATTATTTCTGAGATACGAATAGGAATCGATATCTTTTATCGTGGCATTTGTCAATCCTACATCTGATGCATGAGTTGGTGAAGTACCATTTCCAACACCGACTTTTGTGATTGTATTTCTACCATTCTCCCCGGCTAATAAATAAGCAATTGTTCTCAAACCCGAAATAGTGATCAGATTACTGTCTTCATAGGTAGCAATCAAAATTTTCCCATATTGTGGGTCAATTCGATACACTTTCAATTTTAAATTGCCATCAAATGTAGCTTGATCAAATTCCATTACTTGTCCTTATTTACCTTTAAATCAGTTTTGCATAATTGGTAAGTGTTCCACTTTGGTCAGAGCCGCCGTTGAATGTCGAATCCATACTGGTAATCGGATATAACCATCGGTAATTGTATGCGCTCGGCTGTGTAATCTCGGCAGTTCCTGCCAACGTCTGCCTATCTGAATCGGTGTAAACATACAATGTCACATCCAATCCAACTCTTTCCAGTGTCATGTATCTGAGCACGGTCGGATCGCCTGTCAGCGCAAATGTGTCGGTGACATCGCCCTTTTCGTCAGCCAAAATTAGGCCGGTTCCGTGATACATCGAGACGGACAAGCCATCATCCCCATCTATTCTATCCTGCTCTGTCAGGAAAAATGCTTCGGACAAGGCGAAGATTACTATCTGATTGTCAGATCCGATTTGGTCCGTCCAGTTCATCGTGAACTGAAATTCAAAATCAGCATCGGCATAATCAGCGCCCATATCTTTATAAATACCCGCAACCGCCAGGCGCTGCATTGTCGAGTATGTGATCTGTGAAGCAGAATCGATGACGAGATCGCTGAGCGGATCTACCTCTGTGAATCCATCGCTGAAGTCAATCGCATCTGATTTTATATCTGATCTGATCTCAGATATAATATCCGCAAATAAGTTTTCAAATCTACCAACACTTCCAATTGCCGGATATGAGGTCTCGACAAACAGGTCTATTGTGGAAATAAATCGTCTCTCCACGTTTGTGAAGGTAACTATCGGAGCAGATATCGATGAAACAATACCGGCAGTCGATGTAAATAGTTGTGCACTATTCGGATTAGATGTAGCATCGAAAACGATATCGGCCTGGGATGCTATCACACGCTCAGCATTGGCATCAGATATTATGCTATGAGCAATAACCGGGGTTATCGTTATCTCATTAATAAAATCGGTTGCCGGGCTCGAGATAACAAAATCTAATGTCACATAAGAACTAAAAGTTGTTTTTCTGCATTCTATTAACCAGACCGTCCACTGACCAGATAAAATCATTGACGAATCTTTTGCAATGACAGGAGTGCGTATTTTCCTGGCAAAAAGCTGTTCATCTGCAGAATATAAAGCGAATTCGCCTACATTTAAGCCAACCGCTTCATCGGCATCAATCCGGAAATCCCACTGAACAACTGTATCTTCAAGGAATCTATACCCGACCAATTCTCTAATAAAACCATTCGTCAAGCCAGTATCATAATCATCAGGAAAAGACGTGCCCTCCCCAACCCCAAATTTCGAGATTACATGATTGCCGGGCTCACCAGTTATCAAAAAAGCCATCACCTGTTTACCGGATAAAGTGATTTTATTGTCATCATCAAAACCACCAATCCTGACTTTTCTGCCGCCGATATTTTTGAAAATATCTAATTGTAATCTACCATTAACTATCATATTATTTATACCTTTATGGCATCAGGAATTCTATATGTGCGAGTTCAGCGCCGACATCAATAAAAATATGAAAACTAACGAGATCGAAATTTCCATAATTATTAATATAAATTTCTTGCATTGATGTGACTTCGTTTCGATCACCAAAACTAAATAATTCCCCATACCCGTCCGTATTATACATTTCTATCCAAGCCAGACCTACATGGCCGCTGAAGGTAATCCTGACCTTAATAGGCCGCTCATCTATAAACCAAGTGCCAATGGGTGCGAGTTCGATTGAGCCGCTGACAGAGGTGTATAATCGCCCATCCCCATCCCAATCAGCATCATTTGTAATAGTCCAATATCCATCATCGGTATGCCGCTGCCAATCAGGTTCCTTGTCATAAGTAAGGATAATTCTTGGATATTTTTGATGATCCTGATAACCTTCCTCCTTGAAATACATACCGTTCCTATAATTCTCGCTATCCCCTGGCGGAGTGTCCAAAGCATCATGATCATATTCCCGCAAACAGAAAGCGAGATTGCCACTATATTTGGTCGCTACATATGCCAGACCTGCTGCATTCAAAGACATAACATTTCTTGCTGGCCAACCGCCGTCCCATAGCTCCATCGTTTGTGCTGTATCGAAGAATGGAGTGCTGCCATAATTATTATAATCGCCCTCGGCAGTTACCCCTGTCCAGGTGGTGGAATATGCTTGAAAAGCGCCCTCAGTATAAGCAAAGGCCACCAGATCAAGAGAAATATCGGTAATTGTCCGGTCGACTCCATCAAAGAAGGATAAATCAAATTCGTAAAAAGTTCGACCGATAACATAATAAGGACTGCCTACATTACCGACTCCTGCCCCCGATGCGTTATTGGTTTGTTGCCATGCCTCAGTACCAACGCTCCTGGCCGTCGCCCAATCAGCATCTCCACCAATAATAGCACCATCCCCTATTTCCGAGTAAACCATCAGGATGTGCTCTTCTGCTGATCCCTGCACACCGGGGTCAATATCAGAAACGGTAGAAAATCCAATTGCTGGATTCGAACTAAATGGGAGTGGGTCTCCTTCAAATGCTACATTGCTTATACCATGATATCTTCTTACTAAGTTATAATAAGGAGAGATTGTTTGTACTCCGGCCATCCACATATCACCTTGGATATCGAGTGCAATACCGTATTTTCCAAGTGTGCGAAGATTAAAATCGATCTCATCTAATAAAGGTGTATAGGCTGTCCCAACAACCGCCAGATAATCATATTTCCGCAAAGAGTAATCTTCGCTATAATTATCAACAACCCATATGCTTGATGAATCGTCTGGATCTAAAATAGAATAAGTCATCGCATTGTGATTTGAAGAGATTCTACCATGCCAGCCTCCCTCATATAACAATCCAGTTGTATAATCCCAAATTATCAAATAATTATGATATGCGCCATCATATCCTACAGTAGAGGCAACAAGCAGATTTCGTTCGACGTCTAATTGCACTCCTCTCACGTCTTCCAGACTGGCACCCTGCATAGTTCTATGTTCGAGCGCAAGATCTAAGGCAATTGTGGTTGTAAATCCTTCAAGTTCTATCCAATGAACATTGTCTTCCCCGGTTTCATTCATTACCAGAACTAATCGATCTGTGACCGGATTCCATGACATCGTCTGAAAACTCCAACCAGACTCATATCCAATTGGGTATCCTATGTAATCCGTAATAATATCTGTCAGGCCTTCCAATTTCCAGATCCTATCTAAAGTAGAACTATGGGTATATAAATTATCTTCATTATCTATTACGATTCCGTGTTGTTCCCCACCGGAAGTAAAAGGAGTGTCGGGCAGCAAAATAGGAGAAAACCAAAGCGATCCCCAAAGCGATCTTAAACCCCATACGGTTGATGAATTCGAAGCAAAAAATCTTGGAGTTTCAGCACAATTGAGATCGTCAGCGTAAGTGTAGCCGTAACCATAATATTGAGTGAGTGGAACGCCATCAATTGTCATTATGCCATCATAATTATATTGACCGTTATAAAAATTTCCATGAGTAACATCAAGCTCAAAACAATCGTACCCGTTCATGTATTCGCCCTGGCCGGACTCATCATCAAAGGATACTTCAAACATAAATAACTGCAGCCATCCAGCCGGGTGAACCTGCTTAATAAGTTCCTTTAAATTTGCCAGCTCAGGGGTATTAGTTCTAAAAACATAGGTAAATGGTTGAGTTGGGTCGTTATTTTCCAACCACCATTCTGGCATCTCTTTTAGTTCGATGGTCATATCGGTGACGCTTATGTCACCGGTATCAGATGGGATTGAAAAATCAGAGAACGAATTAAAGAAAAACCCGAATGAAGTTTTGGTTGATTTTAGGTTCCCGATCAATTTCGACAGCGAAATAAATAGCCGTTTATTATCGTCGTTTAATCCGAACTTATTTATATCAACAACATCCTTAAAATAAAGAGCAAGGAATTCATCTAATAATTCAGAATACATCGAATTAACATCGACGTTATCGGTAATATTCATGGATTTATTTAATGCGTTTTCATCCAAGAATTCCAGATAAGTCAAAATCAGTTCCCGCCATTTCGGATGCTGATTTTTGATAAAAGGCAGCACCAGGGAGTCGACCATAAACTGGATTTTTTTATACTCGTTGAGTAAAACCGACATTATTAATTAGTCTCCGTATAAGTCACGGCATTTAAAATGATGGGATCAAATTTCAAAAACGTCTCTCGATTTAATTCGATTGTTCGGATGCTGGCATAAGTAAAATTTAAATCATATGTAGCATCAGCCGCCAACCCGAATGATACATAATCATCCTGATTTATAATCAAATAACCGCCTGTTCGCCCAATTAAGATATCTCCGGTATATGCTACAATGCCGACTTGCTGACCATTCCAGTTTAAGACTCCTGCGCTATCATCGGTCAAAGTAAATCCGTTGATGAGGCCGCTCACTGAGCCCGGCACAATTTCATTCCAGAGTCTGACGGCCACATACCCGCTATCTTTTACCGTTACTCGTGAAGTAAAAGTGATCGAGGTATCAAGGACTTCGTTTATTGTATCCACAAAATTGATTAAATTGGAGAGGTGGAATACTTTATTAAATCCCTCTAAATTGTCATTGAGATAGTCATCTATTTGCTCGGCGATGTCAGTTGTGCTCAAATTCAAAATGGATTCGTGCGTAATATTGACGGTCGGAGAAATATGCACTATTTGTGGCTGCAGAAATTTGTAAAAAATAGCCACTATTTTTGTGATATTCAAAAATGTAATTAAATCCGCTATTTCAGTATCATCCAAATATGAGAAATCGGCGTTTATCGCCGTGCAATAAACGTGCCCGACATCAATAAAAGGGAATTCTTTCGTCGGCCAGTATTCGACCAGCCGCCTGATATATGTACCTGATGCCGGAGGATATTCGACTTCCTCTACATGCTCCAATTCCCCGCCCCATAAATAAGCATCGAAAAATGCCTCGTATTTGGAGTATCGCTTGACCAGGATATTATGATCGTCCTGGGTGACCGCCCGGTTCTGAGTGGTATAAAATAAAGGTGCATTTTGCCGGACGCTTTCGATACTTTCTTCATCTGTGCCGTTTATTAAAGCACCAAGCAATGATATTGTGAGTTCATCGGCATAAGTGATTGTGGAATCAATGCTTATTGTCGCCGCAGAACCGTTTACGGAAGATCCTGATGTTCTGATGTAAATAATCCGGATTTGATCATTAATCGCAGGTACCTGAAAGCGATTAACATCTCCAAATTTTACTGTCAAATCCGTAAAATGATTGAGATAATAGCCAGGATCATTTATCTCGAACGTTTCTGTATTGAGATTTATCCAGGGAGTTGTGGAAGTAATAAATCCACCCCATCCATCGGGAGAATCTACAAAAACATTTAACGAATCATTATCGACTTCATCTCTATAATTTAACTCATATTCCTGAAAGTTTCCTCCAGTTGCTACCCAAGTTTGCTCGGTAACCACGCCCTCATATAAACGAACTCGATGTATTTCATTATCGTTAATGATAATATCTTCCAAACTAACCAAGGACAATGAGCCCATCTCAAATTTGGAAAATTTATTTATTGTAATCGATAGGTTCCGCGTCAGTCGACACTCATCAAAATATACTGATTCCTGGAATTCATCAGATCCCCCGCCCAACGTGAAATATGTTATCGGGTTTGATGCCGTAAAATTGACTGTTTTTTGATACCAGTCCCCGGCAACAGCAGAGAGGAAAGTGCTATCATAATGCTCACCGCTCAAATCATTGGTATAACCAATTATCAGCCGGGCCGGTTGGACAGCACCAGTCCTATATCTGACCGTGAAAGTGTAATTTTTGCCTATTTGGGTGGCGAAGGACTGAGTGATTAACTTTGGCCCCATTGTATTCTCATAAATTTTCAAAACGGCATCTGCACCATCGTGAGCGCTATCATTCGCGCTATCATCCACGATTGAAAACTCACCATCTATAACACCGGATGCCAAAGCCCAATCGTCAGGAGGATCTGGTTGAACAACATCCCCGGCACCAGTCCATTCTTCTCCGTTTACGATATCGTTATTCCGTTGAATCCCTGTCCAGATATATGCCGAGCTTTTGCGTTTCGGGATATAATTCAAGGTATTAGCCAGCTTAAAAACATTACTCTCGATCTGAGCAGTATCTAAAAATAACTCGTTTGTGGTCATATTCAGATACATTTGCTGGTATTGTATACCAAATGTGATGACGTCAACTAATTGGGACAGTGCTGAGCCCTCAAAATTGTAATCTTGAAACTCTGTCTGACCAGCAATAAACGTTTTGAATTGCTCTTTTAAGGTAGCAAAATCGAGATTATAAAATTCTTTTATGTCGGTCATAATTAATCCTTATGACAATACTGATAAATTGATTGTAATTGATTCGGTAATATTTAGAGCAACGATAAAATAGGTAATCGCCACCTTTATTTTATGATTATCGCTTTCGACTGCGATTGCATCAATTTTAATTCGTGGTTCCCAGTTTTCTATTGCAAAATGAACTTCCTGTTCTAAATTGGAAATCGTAAAAGGATTCAGCTTTTCAAAAAGCAGGTCTGCAGTCGCCGAGCCAAAAATAGGACTCTGAAATTTAGTTTTAGTGCCTAATTTCGTCATAACGATGGTTCGCAAAGACTGCTTGATAGCCGCAGTATCCTCTAAAATTATGAGGTCTCCGAACTCATCGATATCTAAATCGTATGGGATATCTGAATAGATTGATGTCATTTTTACCCTTTAATAACTATTTACGGAGCTGCATATGGTTCGTAATAGTCGACAAACTCTTGATATTTATCCCGGTTTAAGACCTGCACATCATACCCGGTCGTGATATTGACAATACGGGCCAGCAAACCATAAGTGCCGCTGAGATCGATAGGATCATTTATATGATCATATCCTAATGCAAATGCAATTTGATCGGCAATAATCCCGGCATCCGAATCCCATCCAGCACCATCTAAAATGTAACCGTATTGCGAATTATCGATACTTGTTAATGGATTCGGTAATGCGGTCCCGGCCTCGAGAGTAACAATTACCCAACCAGAAGCCATTGGTGGATCAGGTCCAGGTTCTGGAGGGAGATAATTCTGACTTAGTACGATTCTGGCGACATCACCAGCGCCGCACAAAATTGGTCTTCCCGCACTATATAATGGAAAACTCTGTCCATCGTGCCTGAAAGAATCGTCACTGAGCCTTGTTATATTGCCAGTCCAGGGATTTTCATTATATGCCCAAATCCCCCAATTATCTGAAATGTTATCGGTGCCATAAGTCCCCCAGGTATGTACCAAAACAAAGCCGAGGGCCACACGTTTAGCCTCTAACCGGGCCAAATGTGATGCCAGGGCACCTGCCATTGCACCATCGGTAATAGTCGTAATTTCGGCGGCTAACGCGGCCAGTTCTGCATCCAGTCTGGCAAGCATTATATTCAGATTAACGACCATCTCGGTATAGCCGGTTACTAAGAGTCTCAGATCATCTGCTGCAGCCATATTATCCTCCCGCTATCACATTAGAAGCGCCACCGATAATAATCCCGGCAAAACACCCAACAAAACTTTCACTCATCCGCGCTACTGGAAGGCCGTTTGCCATCACTGTGGCTGAGCCGCCAATGATAATCCCGCTGTGGCCGTCCCCGCGCAGAACGATATCACTCATCCGCGCTACCGGGAGACCGTTTGCCATCACATTTCCAGCGCCCTGGATTATTATCCCGGTCACCCCAACTTTGGTATCTTGATGACAGGTATCATTTCCGAATCCTGTATCGCTCATTCTTGCTGCTGGAAGTCCCATTAATCGTCACCGCCTGGAAGAGATGGATAATTCATTAGTTTAGTGAAATCAATGAAGCGGTTATTGTTAAAAGTCCTGTAATATCAATATTTCCGACTGCCGCCGATATCGTTAAAACACCGGAAGCATTTATTTTTATTGTTGTGAGTGCATCCATATTTAAGGATCCTCGGACAGTAAGATTACTGTTGGCTTTTACTAAAATGTTCCTGTCCCCATCAACAATTATATACTCTTTTCCTTTTATCTTGGTGACCTGGAGGCCGGTCTTATGAATCTCTTTAAATGTCCCGCTTTTATGTTGAATATTTATGCGCTCATTACCGTCTGAGCTATCCAATTCAATAATGTTTTCATCGTTTTGGATGACTAAATTATCAGGATAATCCGGATTAAAAGTAGTGGGTGGTTCAGTCCATACTTTATCATTGCATGTGACAGCAGGTTCTAAATCAAGTAATTTTTGAGTTACTGCAGTCGGTATCGGTGACCCGGTAGCATAATTCGAGACAGGCGAGACGCCCAACGATTCTGCACTGGGATTTTCACCTGAAGGATCACTAAATCCTTTGGTAAAGTCAGGTAAAAAATCCGGTATCTTAGGCACTGTGCCCAATATAATCGGGAATTGTTCTTCATCATCCATAAACGAGAGGATAACGACCGAACCATTTTTTGGAACAGAAAATTGGCTCGACTCATTTGATATGACTGTTCCCTGCTGCAAAACTTGAGCCCAGGGCAGATCGGTCACCGGCATATAATCTTGAGCAGTGGGATCTTCTCGATTATCAGTATGCTTACCAACAATTCGAACCTGTACCCGGCCAAGTTTCTCGACATCGATATTATTTTCGACTATTCCATAATATATTTTCATGATCCCTCGGCAGCCGGTAGGTTGTCGTCATCAGTTCTCGCATTTTTAGCCAGCATCATATTTTGAGTATATTCCATTGAATTTGTAATGGAATGCTTAATGGATAAAATAATCCAGTTCCCATCCAATGAAGTATTTGGTTCAAGAATATTGTCTTGATTGGGATATTCAACATTTAAAAGATCCCCGGCCTTCCGATCAAGCGTCCCCAATGTCCGCACCAGAAGTTTATTGTTATGGAGCAGTGTTGCTAAATGTGCCGATCTAACTTGAGCGACATAATGATTATGGTAATGTGCCGCGACATGATTATTTGATGTAAAAAGCTCCTCTGGAAACAACAAATTCCGGCCACTTGTTAAAAATCCAGCAGCATTCTCTGCATAAGTGGCCTCGGTTTTAACAATTCCATATCT